TCGGGCCCCATGTACAACTTCCCGATGCCTACCGAAACGCTGCGGGGCCAGCTCGCCGAAGCCCAGCGGATGATCGACGCCGCATTGGACCTACACTGGCCGACTGACCACGCAGTTCAGGGATACCTGCCTAATGGCGATTACGGGTACATCGAACCGGCGTGCTCGACGTGCGGGGATGCGGACGAGTACGGCGTGCCGTATCCGTGCGACACCGCGAAAGCGTTGGGGGTTACCGATTGATGTGGCCGTTCAAACCGCGATGCCGTCACATGACCCAATGGCAATCACTAGACGGGCAACACAACTACTGGACACACGGTGATTTGCCATCCGTAGCGGAACATGGTGTCATTGTTCGATACGTGCCGTGCCCATGCAAGATCAGAAAGCGCGGGTACTATGTGCCCTTCGATCGCACCAGACATAAAAACGTGTACTGACCTGCACAAACACACAATCTAAGAAAACCTCGACACCCCCCTTGCGGTCACCCGTGAGGGGGTGTTAGGCTCAACCGGACACACGATGAGAGGATCAAAGATGGGACACAAGTTCACCTGTGCATGGCCTGGATGCAGGAAGACCACGCGTCGACCGGCTCAGCACGGCTGGAAGGGCGGACTCTACGTGCTACGTGAGGGCTCTTCGGCTCAGTTCGAACCGCCGACGAACAGCGCAACGAGCGCGTGGCTCGAATTCTGCCCCGATCACTGCGACAAGAGAGTATGAGGACCGAAGATGGAACAGAGCGAAGCTGCAAAGTTCGTGGGAAACCACGTCGAGATTCACACGGTTGACGGTCAAAGGATCAAGGCGTACCTGCAGGACGTCGGATACCGCGGTACGCGCCTGCTAGTCAAAGGGATGCGTGAGCACGGACCCGATCTCGCCGATATCACCGAGATCAAGCTCGGTGCCCACCGGAAGGGCAGTAAGTGATGGCTCGAAAAGTCCCCAAGCGCGACTACGGGCAGGCCAAGAGCGCGCCTGCTCGCCCGGCTGCGTCGAACTGGTCGCCGTTCGCGGCTCCGAAGGGTCGGCAGGACATCACCGACGACACGCGGTATGACGCGTACGACCGCGTCAAGGGGCGCTGGTTCACGCACAAGCCGAAGCGGGGGTAGTTGTGAAGCTCGACCGTAAAGAGCTAGACATCCTCATCACTTGCGTCGACCGGCAGCTCACTCGCTACGATGAAACGTGGGGTGACGCCAAGTGGCGTCGTGAGCACAAGATCAAGACAACCGATGCGTTCTACCAGACGCAAGCCAAGGCGCGTGAACGTGCAGGTGACCTACTCGCCCGGATCGAAGCCGAACGCGGCGTCTAGCGGGGAAAACACAATCGAAAAGAAAAACCCTGGACCCCCTTGCGCAGCGTCGGAAGGGGGTGTTAGGCTTATGTCATCAGCAAGGAAGATCAAAGACAAAGGATGATGACATGCTCACCGACATCGAAGTTTACAAGACCGGCAAGACCGCCTACATGAAGTTCTTCGAAGGCACCCATATCAAGACTGAACAGCTCATCTCCCACGAGCTTGAAACCGGAGTCCGCCTGCAGGGTTGGGCCCGCGTGGCCCTGGCTGACATGGGTTACCGCGTCCTCTCCTGGCCTTGGGACGCCAGCACCAAAAGCTACCGCCCCGTGGTGACCGAACTGTAAACACAAACTGAGGCAGCCCCGCACCGAGAGGTGCGGGGTTTTGCTATACTCAGGAAACGACCACATGACCACGACGGAAGGACACGACATGCCTGAACACACAGCGTACCGGTACAACATGGGTGGGATGCAACATCTGACATGCTCATGTGAATCCCTGGCGGTTTCCTACGTGGGTCCCGCTACCGATGAGGAGATGACCGCGAAGTTCCATGAGCACGTTGCCGAGGAAAACGCCGAACTGGAATCGCCTCTCACTGACGATAAGTTGGAGCAGTACCGGGAACTCATCGACTTGCACCGCCAATATGGCCCCGCACTGTCGATCAAGGGTGAGTCTCGCCTGCTCGCCGAAGTCGATCGCCTGCGCGCAGAGCTGGTAGAGACCAGACGCGAGCGCGACGACATTGCTACGCGTTTCAGTGCACGGGAAGTTATCGATGAAACCATTAGCGAACTCATGGACGAGCGTGACCAGCTTCGCGCCGAACTCAAGGCCGCTAAGTCGACCGACCCTCGCGTTACCGCGTCCGCTGTCCTGCGGCATATCGCCTTTTGGGGTGATGAGTCCAGGACTCGCGAGGAACTGCTAGAACTGGCGGGCATGATCGAACGGTTCGAAGACGGTTACTGTCCGCTGTGTCAGCACATCTGCGACCCCTCGTGCGCGCTGTACCCGGTCAACGCCGAAGCGCAGGAGATCGAAGCGCATCGTAGTATCTGACCTGCGAAAACATCAATTTCAGAAAGTAGGCCCCACCCCCTTGCCGATGCTGGCGAGGGGGTGTTAGGCTTGGTGGACCAAGACCAACGATGAGAGGATCAAAGACATGGACAACGAAACCCGCAAGGCGAAGGCCGAACAACTGGCCACGCTCATGAACGAACTCGGCGCTTCCATCTGGAAGGGTGTCGTGCACCTTGACGCTAATCCTACGGGCAAGCGCGTGGTGCTCGCCGAGGACTACACCTGGCAGTATCACGAGGGCAAGACTAAGTAACCGACAGACCCCCACCCGCAAGGGCGGGGGTTTCTGGTATGCTGGACCGAAGACGCCAAGATGAGAGGACACGACCATGACTAAGTGCAACGGCTGCTCGCCGCTCTGCCCGACCTGCAACCGGCCGAACGGAGGTGGGAAGTGAACGACTCCACCAGTGAAACCTGTACGGCGTCAATCCCGCTGCCCGACCCCGACGACGGTTCGCACGACATGGGATGCACACTGCCAGCTGGGCACGACGGTAAGCACATCTGCGAATGCGGCGTCATGTGGACACCGCGCGAATCCGATCCGCAAGCGAAGCTCGACGCCATCCGCGCACTCGTGGACGAGTCGGTGGCGCGAATGGAGCCGGTTTCGTGGATCGACGCGCTTACCGAGATCTTGGACGAAAAGTAGTCTTGACCTGGTAGCATAGGCGCATGTACACCACCGTCGTCGGTGACTGGTCCGTCGAGACTACTCACGACATCGATCCCGAGTCGCAGGACTATGAGGCCGCGTGCGCTGATGCCGTGCAGCCCACCATCGCTTTTGCACAGGACTGGGGTTCTTCGGCTCACGGTAACCAGTTCGAAGAGCCCCCGGGTGTCGAGCATGCGATCGTGGTGCGGAAGATCGAGCCGTGAGGTAAGCTTACGTCGGTATGGAAGCCGCTGGGCCACGCGCATAGCGCGCGTGGCCTTTCCGCTGACCTGGTATGTTACCGTGCGCATAGAGGGAGCTTGAAATTTCTCCGAGAAATCTTGGCCCGGGGGTTGCGGGGGTCGGATCGACGCGATAGGCTTACGGTACAAAGATCAACGACGCAAGAGGAGCCATCATGTACGAGGCGAACGAAACCAGCATCTACTCAGACCCCGCAGTTCGCACCGCTATCCGCGAAACCATCGCCAACTCTGGTGGCGTGTACCCCAACGGCATCCCGGAAGTCAAGGTCGGATTCCTGCGAACCGAGCCCGGAGCGGCGCTGGCGTCATTGACCAGCATGAAGGGTTTCGTCAGGAACGCGACGATCCACAAGCAGGGGGAAACCCTTGTTCTGTGGGACGAGAGCCTGAACTTCGCGATCAAGGCCGCTACCTTCGACAAGCTCGCGAAGCTGTGGGCCAAGGAGTACGGCATGTGGGCTGACAGCATCGACGTCACCAAGTCATTCTGACAATCTTTCTTGCGCCAGGCCCCGGGTTTCCTCGGGGCCTTTTGCGTGCAGAAAGTTTCGCAAGAAATCTTGCTCGCGAGCTTGCGCCACGGGTCGGGTCGGGTTAAGGTTGAGGAACAAAGACCAAAGACGTAAGAAGGAGCAAGATCATGCGTTTCAAGATCACCCTGGAATTCGATGTCGACCCCGACACCTGGGCCGCTGAGTACGGGAACGAATTCGACGCCGAAGAGCAGGCGTACGTCCGCGAGTTCCTGCCCGAACTGGTGCGCGAGCACGTGAAACACCTGCCGATCGTGTCCAACCGGATTGTTACTCTCCCCTGAAAGGACCCAAGACCATGAAGAGCTTCACTGTCACGCTCGTGATCGCACCCGACCGCACCACCGAGCGCGAAAAGCGCTCCCGTTCCTACGGCAACGCCTACAGCCGATACAAGCACCTCGACATCGCGTCGTCGGGTGACTTCCCGGACATCGAAACCGCCCGAGCCGCCGCTGTCGACGTTCTCACCAGCAGAGGAGCCGCGGCCGAGGACATCGAAGCAGTCCGCGCCATCGAGTTCGGTCGGGGCATCACCGCGGCCGGGCTCTACCTCCTCATTCGCGAGACCGACTGAACGGATCTTCACACAAGACGCGGAGTAGCCGAAAAGAATCTGAGAAAGTTGCCCCACCCGCTTGCCACGATGGCAGGCGGGTGTTAGGCTTTGGGGGTAAGCAACGACCAAAGACGCAAGACAGGAGCAATCCCATGAACCGCTACATGATCTCTCGCCAGGCCGTCAACTGCGGACCCATCCGAACCATCTGGGTTGAGACCATTGAAGAGGCACGCCGCGCCTACGACATCGCGGTTTCCGAAGGCGACATCTTCGCCGAGATCTTCGACGGGTTCGAAGACTGCCAGGTCATGTGGCACCTGACCCCCGCCACCCACAGCCGCTACTAGACACTATCCGGGCGGGGCCGGAGCCCCGCCCGCCAACGATGAGAGGATCAAAGACATGGCACTGAACTGGGTTCCCCGTCTCAAGTACACACAGGCCGAAACCGACACCCACCGCTACCGGATCACGTACACCGCGTTCGAAGGCGGGTTGCTTCACGTGTGGCAGTTCGATGACAACGCCCCGTACGGCCGGAAACTCATTCACGACAGGCCACACAACACCGTTGCCGCCGCGAAGCGGACGGCTGAATACATCGCCAGCGTTATCGCTGAGCACGGGCCGAAGTAGCGGGAGAGGATACCAAGATGCCCGACAAGCTTCCCGGCGAAGAGTGGCGCGAGTACCACCACAGGACCGGTGGCGACTACACCATGTGGCGCAAGCAGCTGGCAGACGAGTGCGACGACAAGATCGCCGCCGTTCGGGAGTCCATGACCCCCGAAGAGCGCACAGCGGCTTCCACTCGCGGGGTGGAAGCGGTTCGCGAGATCATGGACAAGTGGAACGACATCCGAGCCCAGCTCAAAGACTAACCCAAGAAAGTTCGGTCACCCCCTTGCACCTCAGTGCGAGGGGGTGCTAGAGTTGTGTCATCAAGGACGAACGACCAAAGATGAAAGGCAAGATCATGAACAACTCCTCTTCCACCACCCAGACCACCGCTCAGGCCGTCCGCGAGTGCCTGGAACTCCTCTTCATCGAGGTCGCCCGCGACCCCTACGGAGACGAGGCCAAGTATGGCGCTCGTATGGTCGTCCGCACGTACGGAGAGCGCGTCTCCTCCGCAGTCCGCGAGATCATCGAGGCCGGTACCACCCAGAACAAGTACCTCGCCGAGATGGACAAGCTCAACGACATGGAGCGCACTGAAGGCGCGAACGAGATGTTCGACATGGCTTACGAGCTGTGCGAACTCCAGTCGGACCTCTGCGAGTTCATCGCTGAGCAGGCTGCGCAGTCGTTCATGTCGCTCGCCGACGTTCTCTAACCACACACCACGGGGCCCCGGAAGGGGCCCCGTTTCGCTACCTGGAGGAACCATGACCGAGATCGAAGACACACGCACCCGTGAACAGCTCACCGCGGAACTGCAAGCGGCGTATGCCGAGATCAGCAGGCAACAAGACGCACTGCACAAGGCCTGGCAGAAAGAGCGCGACGCGTACCGCGAGGAGGCTGCGCAGGCACGTCGGGAAGCGTGGCGCACCGTCACGTTCAATCCGCAACTGTACGTCATGTACCACGTCGAGATGCAGTTCAAAGCGCTGATGGAAGCTGCTCGTGACCACAAGTGCGGAAAGAGTGGCAGCGGAACCGACATGGCCGAAGCCCACGCGGCAATGCGCGCGTTTTGGGAGTCGTACCGTTCGGCTGCGGTAAACGCCGATGTCAGCGCGGCTGTGGAGATCAAGCGGCTACGGGAGTATATGCAGGAGGTAGGGGAACAGCTCCACGCGGATACCGCACCGGACGAATACAGTGATGGATGTCCGTGCGTGGGGTGCGAGCTGGTTCGAGGGATCGATGCGCACGTGTAAGCGCTTGCCAGACGGGGGAGTGAGTGAGCGCGCCAACCGGAAAGGGGCTCTGCGCCCGAGAAGGGCCCGAAAAAGAAAAACCCTTTCAAATCGGACACTTGCCCCGACCACTGCGCCCACGGGCGACGTGGTAATCTGGTCATTCACGATGAAAGGACATGATGATGGCTGACAGCAACGAAGAGATTCGACGCAAGGTGATGAAGGGTGTCAACGATCCCAAAAAGCACAACGCGTACCACAAGGAACAGCTTAAGAAGGACGCCGCCAAGGCCAAGGCCACACAGAAGGCCATCGACAAGCGCAAAGGCAAGCACACGCGGCGACACGGTGATGATGGCGTGATCGACTCGGGCATGTTCAGCTCGTAACCACATAGCTACACACAGGGGCATCCCGCCATGGGGTGCCCCTGTTGCATACCCGCTGTACGGCCCTGTACGGGGCACACCTAAGGGGGCCTCACTAGGAGACCCCTCCTGCGTGTGCGTGGCTTAGGCTTGCGTACAGCGGGCGCGCTGGCTATCTACCGCCCATGCGAGCGTTGAGGGCTGCCGTTGCCTTAGCTGTTTGCTCAGCGCGACAGGGTGCGCATACGCGATTCACGATGTCCTCACATTCCGAGGCCGGTTTCAGGCAAGCAGTGCAATAACGGGGCCTAGAGCCCACGTTGTGTTTGGGCTTGTCCGGGGACGGTTCAACGCTGGGAACGCGCGAGCGTGGCTTACGCACAGCCCTGCGCATATTCTCCGCGTTGGTTACCGGCTCTAGGTGCGATGGACGCACACAGGCGTGCACCCTGCACAGGTGGTCAACCACGAGGTGCGCGGGTACTTCACCGTGTTCCCATCCGTACGAAACGCGATGCGCGGCATGAAAGTTACCTTTCATGAAGAATCGCCCATAGCCGTCTTCGCCTGGTTTCTTCCACAGCCAACACGTGTCCGTTTTGAGAACGGTGTCCCAGAATCTGGCCTGATCGCGTGTATACTTATGCATGTTGACTCCAAATCAGTCGGCCTGCTCCGCAGCGTTCCCGCGCTGGCGGAGCGTTTTCGCAGGTCAAGCATATCACAAGCAACTTAGCTTGCGGGAATCAGAAATTCTCGCAAGCTATCCTATTTCCAGTTCCCACCAAAGTTGAGCCCCCTCGACTCAACTCTCGATACCGGGACGTTCCGGGAATCGGCCGCCCATCGACGCATGCCGGGACGAAAGCTCACGGCCCATCTCCGCGAGCCCCACGCGCAACTCCGCAGTGGCCGCAAGCCACTGCTCATCGGTCAATTCCGCGGCCTGTAGCGCCCTCTGCAGCACGCTCGCAATGTTCCGTGCCTCAGCCTGCACCGACTCGATGTAGCGCTCTGAGAGGCCCGCTGAGACGGCCGCACGGGCCACCTGGGCACCATGGGCGCGTTCCTCGCGGCTGAGCTTGACCCACTCGCGCAGTTCGCGGCTCTGTCGCGACCGGGCGATCTCGTAGTCCTTGGGGTCCCAGTCGTGCGCCTGCGCTTCCAACTCACGTTCGCGCTGCGCCTCGGCTTCGATCCGGTCGTCAACCCACTGGGCCCTGTGCGCGCTTCGCCGGACCTCGGTGAGGATCGCATCCCACGGGCTCACGTCCATTTCCCCTGAGTACGGCATTTGTGATCGCAAGCTGTTCCCCATGTCGTCTCCTGTCGTTGCGGTGTTCTGCGGAGTTCGGTTGCGGTGTTGCGGTGTTTCTTTCCCGCCGCAGCTCTCTTTTATAAAAAACCGTGGAACAATGTGCCCTAATATCCTATTCTAACCCCTATTTTAAGTTTCTCATATCATTTCACTAAAAGAAACACCGCAAACACCGCAAGGAAAGAGTACATCACCAGGTTGTTAGGGGTGTCCCCCAAGATCATCTGCGGAGTTCTTGCGGTGTTTCTTTTGCTGTATTTACCCGGCTACAGAAGGTTAGAACTCCGCAAACACCGCAAGAACACCGCAGAAAAAGCGGAGTTCTGCGGGGTTCTGAAACTAGAAACCCCGCAGAACTCCGCTCCGCTACTCCACAGCTCCCCGCTGCATCTTGCCGACCCGCCATAGCTGCGCCTTGGTGTGGCCGTCCTTGCCCTCTTTGAACACCGTGTACTCCCCGACCCACTTGCCCACCCGGTTGCGCATCCAGTGGCCCAGCGACTTCGAGAACCCTGCGGTTTCCCACGGGTTCCACTTGTGGGCGAGCGAACCAGGCAGCAGCTCCTTGGGGAACTTGTCGAGTCGGATAGTCTCCACTAGGTCAGCAGCCTTCCACTCGGTCTCACCGAACCTATCCCACAATGCCGATAGGAATTCCTGCCATTCCTCATCGCCTTGACCTGCGGTGACACGGTTCTCCAACGGGTCGAACCCGCCTGACAGTCCCGCGTGGTCGAGCACGCCGTGGATGGTCTGACGCCACAGCGCGTAGGAATCCGAACCGGGCGAGTTTCCCAGCTTCGAACCTGCGGCGATCCACGCGCGGATGAGCGTTCCGAGCGCGGACAGGTACTCCGCACGGTGCTCTCTGACCCACTGAACGGGGTTGAATCCGAACTTGCGCAGTTCAGGGTTGGACATACCGGGGTCGATCATGCACTTGAGGACACGCCGCGCCATGTCGCCGTCGATGGTGACGTTGTTGCCGGTGACCACCCACATGCGGTCGTTGTCGAGGGTGACGTTGACGTTCTTGCTGAGCAGTCGGCCCGACCACTTCGGGGAGGTGAGCAGCGCGGCCAGTGCGGGTTGCGCGATCTTGCCCTCAACGTTGTCGAAGACGATCACGCCCCCCTTCTCTTGGAGTACGCCTGTCACGATCTTGCGGATTTCCGCGTCCTCCTCGGGCAGCATGGCGTGTACTTGTCCGCCGTACAGCTCAGCGAGCATCGAAGCGAGGTACGTCTTTCCCGAACCCGCCTGGTGCGCTCCGATAAGCCCCAGCTTGTATGGCCCTGGCGTGTAGAAGCGCATCATGGGCGTGAGGGCCATACCGATCCACGCGTTGCAGTCGGCATCGGAGACGAACGGGAACCCGTCGAGGGGCGCGAGGATCGTTTGCACGGCTTGCGCCACGTCGAGATCGGTAGGTTCGTCGGGGACGTTGAACTTCACGTTGTCGTCGGACCAAAGCACGTATTGAGTAACCGGATCGTAACCATCGGTTGCGCAAATGGAACCGTCGGGACGGAAGAACGGCACGCCGGTCACGCCTGCGAGCGGGCGGACATGGGTGCACAGGTGCGGACTCGCTGCGATCATTTTTACGACTTGGAGGGGGAACAGGTCGGTGACGGGAGCTTTCGAACCGACGCGTTTCTGCGCTACCACGCGCTGTTCGATCTCACCCGCAAGCGCGTTGGCATCGAGCGCGACGGAGCCGCCCTCGTCCACGCGGACCATGATCCGCCCTTGCCGGTAGAACTGGGCAAGGGCACGGGTGTTGTCCCCTACCAGGTCGAGCATGAGGTGGAACAGTTCGGTGCGGTTCGCATACGTGATAGAGGGCATGTTGAACCCGTTATCATCCTCGGTGTACTCCGCACCTGCCCCCATGAGCTGCGAAGGCGACGGGAGCGGGGGCATGTCACCCGGTGGCATGTCGTCGGGATTGTCGGGGTGTGGGGGGATGACGCCGCGCGATGTGGTGCGGATATTGTCATGCAGGGAGTCCAGGATCCCCTGTGCAAAGTCCTCAACACCCGTTTTGTCCCCCGATTTGGGTGTGTTAATGTTATCCATGAATAGTTCCTTCCGGGTTGTCGTTGCAGACTTCTTGAGGTACAGACGGAAACGCCCCAGGCTCCCACCTGGGGCGTTTTGGCGCTACCAGTAGGCGCAGGTGCCGCAGCAGCCGAACGTGTACATGAACGGCCCGAGGAACAACGCGCTGTCAGTGACCATGTCCTCACCGACTTTTCCGCACGCGTCGCACGTGTAGTGCTCGACGCTACCCGCAGGAGGCGTGGCGCGGTGCGAGCAGCGAGCACAGGCAACAAAGTTCGGCTTCCACGCGAACGCCGCGACTGGTTGTGGTCGAGCGGCTTGCGGCTTGTGCGAGCACAGGCGGGACTCGCCTTGCACCCAACGCAGGTGAGATCTGAGCAGACCCAATCGCGCCCATTCGGGATGATGACCCCACTCGGTTTCTCGCGATACCACACTGCCCGCTGCCGGAAGTGCGCGGAACATGGTTTCCATTTGCGCTTGCGCCGCTCCCGCCTGGTCTTCGAAGGCGATCCGGTCGGGACTTTTCGTTTCACTGTTGAACATGGCTTGCAGTGCGGAGAACCCTACCTCGCAGATGATCTTGTCGATCTTCCGCGCCGCACCATCAAATTTGTCGATCATCATTCAGTCTTCCGTCTCGTCAGTCGTGTCTATGGGTACCAGCTGGTACCCGTACCGGGCCGCAAGCCCGCGAGCGCGCTTGACGCCTGCTTTCTTACGGTCCTCTTCGGTCATGTTGGCCCAGCGCACACGCGCGGCGTTCGAGGCCCTAGCGGTTCGTTGCTGCGGTGTCACAGCGGCTCCTTTCGTCGGGTCCTGTCATCGTAGCACTAACGCTAACCCTGTTTGAGCTTGATATGATACGAACGTGCCCCGGCTCCTCACCCGAAGCCGGGGCACTGTTGCGTCTAGGGGTTGTCGCGGTGGAATGCGGCCCGGCTGGCAAGCCATTCAGGCCCACCCGCCTCATACATCTTCCACAGGTCAAAAGCCCCGTTGTCGTCTCGACGGTGATCCCGCAGGTATGCAGCCTCTTCGCATAGCGTTTCGCGGGCGATGATCGGCCGCACAGCGGCCACGACAGCGCGAGCCAGCTCCTCATGTCGTTCGGTGCCTTCGGCCCATTCGCTGCCCTCTTCGTAAAGGAGAACGTCAGCGGCTGCGCGTTCGGCCTCGGTGAGTTCGGTGCTCATCGCGTCCTCTTCTCCATCGTTTTGAGCACGATCTCAGCGCCGCAGGTCTGGCACCAGAATTCATCGACGGCCTCACCGTCAAACGACTGGAGTCCGTCTGTCCACTCCGCCCAGCGGTCACATCGGGTGCACCGGTATTCGGTGGTTTCGTTACTCATCACTCCCACCGCCGATCGATATCGTCCTGAGCTTCGAAGATGTCCATTCCGCCCCATGGGTTCGGATCTTCGGGGATCATGCAGTGACCGCACATGTCGTCTCTGCCCTCGGTGTCGGCATCGTACATGCCTGCGCAATCGTCACAAGTTCGGTAGTCAGGCATGTCAGCGCCCCTCTTCGAACGGCCTGCGCTGCATGTCCCGCTTGGCGTTCTCGATGCGCGTTTCCCGCTTGACGTCGCGCTTCGCGGCCCGGTCGTCGCGGGAGGTGCGCGTGGTGGGTTCATGACGTTCGGGGTTGGGCTGTCGGTTGTGCCAGAGTGCCATTTTCTAGTCCTCTTTCTTCCAGTCGGCATCGCGAACGGTGTCGGGGGTCGAGTACACGTCAGTGCCGAATATGGTCCGATCATCCCACCCGTTCGCTTCGGGTTCCGGATACAGGTGCGGGTCACTGGCCGCGCACCTGGTCACCGTGCAGTTCGGAGAGCAAGGGTCGTATTTGCTCCCGTAGTCCTGGCAGTCGGGCGAGCCGCTGAGTTCACGTTGCATCGTTCAGTCCTTTTCGTGTTTCATGCAGCGGCAAACGCCGCTGTGGGGGAGCTGAGAGGCAACACGCTTGTATGCGCTCCACTGTCCTTGGAAGTACACTTCGACCTCGCCGTTTTCGATGCGCACGGCACCTTCTTCGGCGGGTACGGGGTTGTCATCGGTCATCGTTCAGTCCTCTTTCGTGTCGTCGTCAACGGGTACCAATCGGTACCCGAGGTTTGAAGCCTGCGCCTGCAACATGATGAGGCGCTGCTTGCGCTTGCCCTCGTCACCTGACTTGGACCAGCGCGCTTGCACTGCGGCGCGTCCACGTGCCGAGCGTTCTTCTTTGCTAAGCGGCATGTTCACCTCCGTTAGTATGCACACTACCAGACGCGCGACCGGCGTTCCAACCGGATTCGAACGTCCTATGTTGGGATGACTCGTCATCGTTCGCCCCGATGGAGAACATCACGGTCCGAAGCTCCGACCACGCCTCATCGGCACCCATGGTGCCCAACTTCCCGAGCCGGAACGCGGCTACGTTCAACTCGTTGTTGCGGGTCCCCGGTGCCGCGTTGCCGAGCCGGTCAAGCACCCGTTCGGCCTCGCGTTCCGCTGCGGCGCTGCTCGGTTCGAACTGCGGTTCATCCCGTGCTTCGCGCTCCGGTTTGCGCGTCAGCTTCACGAGCCAATCGGGAGCCGGGACGATAACAGTACTCCTGATACCGGCCCTCGGAACGACTTGGTAGCCGCCGCAGCCTGGTGCTTTCACAAGACCTCCGATGCCGCGCACGTCAATACCAGGGCCGAGCAGACCGGACGAGTTGTGCACGCCTTTTTGGCGCAAGACCGTCTCGTCCCACCGAAAGTAGAGATGAGCCCCGCCCGAGGGGGTGGCGACGGTCATGGTTCGTGTGAACTCCTCGACGCCAGCGCCGTTCGCTTTCGCGAGGTCGCGGAACACTTCGAACCCGTTGATTCCGTGCTTCGTGTCGATGTCCAAGATCCACACCCCCGAGCCGGGACCCGTGGCGATGCCGACCGGGCAGCCGGTGAACTCCCCACCTGCCCACCACTCCTTGATTTGATCGAGGTCGGAGGTAGCTCGCTCCTTCCATCCTTCGACGGCAGGCCGCTTGGTTCCGGGAACCAGCGGGAACACGCGGAAACCGAGCTGTGAGCAGGCGTACGCCACCGCGCCTGAGCTGGGCGCTTGACCACCAGCGGCGGTTTCATCGAACTTTACAGTAGTCACATCATCACTCTTTCATCTTCGGTCGTCGTTGTTCTAGTCTACGCCTCATGCTACCCTTGCGGTAGCAGGGGAACCCCGCTGACGATTGACAGATGATCGAAGATGATGAGAGGGAACAAGCATGGACACGGGAATGTATGAGGACCCTGCGGTCCTCAAAGCGATCCGGGAACACCTCGCCGAGCAGGCACGCGAATCCCACCAGGACGACTGGTATGAAACCGACGAACGAAACGAAGATGAGGAGAACTAGCATGGATGTGTACCGGGATGACGAGGCGTTTGAGGCAGCCGTCAAGGGCACGTGGAGCGAAACCCTGGACGTGGTTTCGGACGAGTTCGCCGAGTTCGCCGCCGAAGAGTGCGAGTTCGACGACCCCACAGTGAAGGACTTCACCGTTTCCGGACAGGCATTCACCGGCCGGGTACTGGGGTTCGGCTCCTCCAAGCACCGAAACGGCACGCACAACGGCCACATGCCGGGTACGCCGCTGCCGAAGGGCCAGACCTGCTCTGCGTGCCGCTGGGCGGACGTGGCGATCATGGGCGTGAACACGGAAGACAACGTTCCGATGTTTCTTGTGCTGACGATCGGCAAGTCCACCATTCCCGGCGAGGACCAGCGCGTGAGCACCACATGGACGCCGGATGCGCTTGAAGTCCTCAAGTCGCTGTACGTGAAGAGCAAGAACGGGCACCCCCCGAAGATCCCGATCCCGAACGCCACCGCGTTCCGCGCGGCCGCAGCTGTCGACAAGTCGATTGACCGCGTGTTGGAGCGGTTCGAGGACATGGTGCCGTTGGTGCCGGAAGACGACATCTTCGGGTGACACAGGCCCCGACTTGCACGCAACGGCGCACCATGATAGATTTGACAGGTATCACCAAGCTTTCGAGCTACGGGGGCCGGAAACTTACCTTTCCGGTATGGGGCCCATCCTTTCGGAGGGGTGGGGATGGGCCCTTGAAATCACCTCTCACGATCACGATCAAAGACGGAAGGATCATCATGCCAATTCACCAGCGTTCCGACGTGGTTGACGGGCTGCGCACGCTCGCCGATTTCCTGGAAGACTACGGCGGCTCCGCGAAGCTGCACCGCGCGAGCCGCACTGACGTACAGTTCTGCATCCTTGCAAAGGACCCAGAGGTCGCCCGTGAGGAGTACGCGAAACTCGCGCATCTGCTGTACGACACGGCCCCCGAGGTGAACGCCAACTACGTCGCCAACTGCAAGCACTACGCCACCGCCAGCCACCACACGGTTGCCTTGGAGTTCGGGAACGGCGCGGTTGCCTACCAGGTGCTGTGGATCGAGAGGACGGGAGACACCGAAGATGAGTGACGGACCGAAGAGTTTCGAGTACTACATGCGCAAGGCCGATGAGGCGTTGCAGGCTGCGAGCGATAAGGCGAGCAACGGATACAACGACTCTGCGGCGTCTTACCTCAGGGCTGCGGAGCTGTATACCGAGCAGGCCAAGTTGGTGAAAGGACCCAGGTACTGATGAGTGACGAACTGAAAGACTTCCGTTACTACGCGGATCGAGCCGTAGAACTGCTTGAAAAGGTAGCGCCCGGAACCTCGTTGACTGATGCTGAACTGCTCGTCAAAGGTGCCGCAGTGTACGCCGAACTCGCGAAGGCCGCGCCGAAGGCCGAACCGACCGCGTATGTGCGCTGTACTGAGTGGCTTAGCCAAGGGAATCGCGACCTTCCGCCAGGATTCATCGACTACCAGTGCGTGTTGTTCGCAGGCCACGGCGTAGAACATGAGTCGTCCAAGGGGCAGTACTGGATTGCGGAGGCAGGGACCAGTGAGTGACGACAAACCGAAGCTCAACGGCTGCGCTATCGCCGTGATCGTCGCCGGTGTTGCCTTCGCAGTACTGGCATTCTGGATTCTGGTCGAATTCGGGCAGTGGATCGGGAGGCAGTGATGTCCATCAGAACGCACTGCGACGGCTGCGGACACATGCTCGGCACCACGCAGCGCCCCAACTGGTGGCATGCGACCTTCATGGGAGACACGCTCAGGGCGTCCGATGGACGCATGATCGAGCACTCAGGGCTCACGGCCCGAGCCGACAAGGACCGGCTGACGCCGATCAACAAAGCAGACCTGTGCATCCCGTGCATGTCCAAGACACAAGAGGAGACGACGTGAGCGAGACCAGGGAACTCATGACACCGAGTGAGGTCGGGAAGGCGCTGCGCGTTGACGCCAAGACGGTCACGCGCTGGGCTGAACGAGGACTCATCAGGGCCATCAAGACGCCGGGCGGGCACAACCGTTTCTACCGGACCGACATCGAGGCGATCGTGAACGGGGAAACCAGTGAGTGACGAGATCAGAACCGATATCGAACTCATTGGCATCCGAGGCGCACCGTCGTACATGACAGGACATGTGAAAATCAACGGCGTACTGGTCGCAGCGGAAAGCATCCAAGTTGCCGGGCTGGTAACAGGATTCGGGGATGAAAATGAAAACCCGCTAGTGTCGGTGACACTGAAACTCATTCCGTCTTCGCTGGTGTTCTCCGAACCGAAGGGGGAAACCACATGATCCTTTCTGTATCGGAATGCGGTAGCCCTGCATGGACTGACGTAGCCATGGTTGCGGTGTTTCTGCTCTTCTGTATGTCACCGCTTGTCGTGATGGCGTGGCTAGCATTTCGGGATAAATAACGTGCGAGCCCCGATGTCCCTGCGGCGTCGGGGCTCACCTATGCTTGGGTTACCATCCACAAGTCGCCGCAAGGAACCGCCGTGTTTTGGTATGCCCTTTTTATCCTCGGTTACGTCATCGCTGGCACTGGAGCTGGCGTCGTACTGTTTCACTCCGTTAACGTCATCATGGGTACTTCGCCCGCCTCCAGCCATCGCAACACCGAAGAGGACGAGATCTGGGCAACCCTGCTCGTCACGGTCGGGCTTGCCTCGATCTGGCCGGTCGCGTACCCCCTGTACCTCGCTAGCCGTGTGGCTGCGAGTGCGGTAGGATAGAGGCACGTACACGGGAGCCCTTCGGGGCTCCCGTTTCAAGACAGAGAGAATCCCCGCGCGAGGCCAATCGCCGGGGAGCGGACAACAGACTGGAGTATGTTGCCATGGTCAATGATACACGACTGTGCACGATCGAAGGATGCGAGAACGCTAAACTTGCGCGCGGGTGGTGCCCAAAGCACTATGCCCGATGGCGTTCGACTGGCGACCCGCTGAAAACCCGTAAGCCCACAGGGGGCAGGAAGCCTGTGGACCCCACGCGATCATTCTGGTCAAAGGTTGACGCAGACGGAGATTGCTGGGAGTGGAAAGGAGCCATGCGACCCAACGGTTACGGAGTTTTCGCGACTAATGGTAAGAACGTCGGCGCGCACCGGTTTGCCTGGGAGAACCTAATAGGCCCCATCCCCGAAGGTCTCGTCATCGATCATCTGTGTAAGAATCGAGGATGTGTAAACGTTACCCATCTCGAACCCGTAACTTACTCCGAAAACATTCTTCGAGGCGCAGGGCCGTTTCTGACGAAAATCAGACGTGCAGTGACGGAATGTAAACACGGGCACGCGTTTGACGCGGAAAATACGTATCTCTGCGCGAACGGCAAGCGCGCGTGCAGGAAGTGCCGCAAAGATAGAGGACAAATGACAAAGGGGAAGGGTAAAAATGACTCTCGGTAACGTCAATCTTCATTTGGTCGAACGGATTGAAGACGTTCACGCCTGCCTCGACTGGCTGGACAACCTGACTACAGACCGTATTGCCTTCGATACAGAATCCAGCGGGCTCGACAAGTTCCGGGACCACGTGCGACTCGTGCAGTTTGGCGACACACAAGACGGGTGGTCGATCGAGCTTGCGCGCTGGCGTGGGCTGGTCGAAGAGATCATCACCCGTTGGTCGAAGCGCGGTCGGTTCACTGCGCACAATGCACGGTTTGATACTCGGTTTCTCTCAAATGCCGGTATCGACATACCCTTGCATCTTGTAGACGATACGATGATGTTGGCGCATATTGCCGATCCGTCCGTTTCGATCGGACTCAAGCAACAATGCGCCAAGCACATCGACCCGCGAGCCGCTGCACTCCAATCGCAGCTAGACGCCGTGATGCACTCGGGTGGGTATACCTGGGCAACGATCCCGATCACTGCCACGGGGCCATGTGCCGCGTATTGGACGTACGCGTCACTCGATGTAGTCATTACGTCACGCCTATGGGATCACTATGCGCCTACAGTGCTTCGTGATGCTCCCCGGGCGTACGACCTGGAACTCGCAACCGGGTGGCTTGCCGACAAGATGGAAATGAAAGGCGTCGCCTGCGACCGCGAATACACGCAGGCGAAGCGCACCGAGCTTGACGCGCTGCACGTCGACCTCACGAAGCGCGGCTTCGATGAGTTCGGCGTCGATCTCGGTTCCGCTACGCAGGTGACCGACCTCCTTCTCGCCGATGGTGTGAAGCTGTGGAAGCGCACCGATGACGGCGCGTGGTCGCTCGACAAGTTCGCACTTGAGGGTATCGATCACCCGTTGGCGATCCTGTTGCAGCAACGTAAGAAGGCCGAGAAGATCAACTCCACGTACTTGAAGCGATTCCTTGAGTACTCAGAGTATGACGGGCGAGTCCACACGAGTATTAACACGCTCGGATTCAAGGAGCAGTCCGCAGGCGCGTTCGGGGTGAAAACTGCACGTATGAGCAGTTCGAACCCGAATTTGCAACAGCTCACGAGAGTGGACGAGTCGGACCCGTTGAGTACGGTCGCACGAAATTGCATCGTATCGTCACCGGGAAGCACATTCGTGCTGTTTGACTTCGATCAGATCGAGTTGCGCGTCATGACGCACTTCTCGAAAGACACTGGTCTGTATGAGGCGTTCCTCTCAGATGAGGACTTCTTCGTGTCGCTTACCAAGAAGATCTACCAGGACGAGACGATCACCAAGAAGAGCCCGCAGCGCAACCTTACGAAGAGCTATACCTACGCCACGCTGTACGGCGCTGGCAACGACAAACTGGCAACGACCACGAAGCGCCCGCTTGCGGAGATCGAAAAGCTCGCGGCCGACTTTAACAGGACGTATGCAGGTGTGCCCGCACATCAGCAGACGATTCAGCGTCTCGCCACGAAACGCTACCGCGAGGAGGGGGTGGGGTACGTGAAGTCACCGCTCACCGGGCGCAGATTCCAGCAGCACAACCCGAACCTGTTCTATCAGCTCGTGAACCACCAGATTCAAGGCGTGGCCGCCGAGATCATGAAGATGAAGCTCCTTGAGCTTGACGCTGCGGGGCTCGGAGACTACCTCGCGCTGGTCGTGCACGATGAGGCTATCGCAGACGTGCCAGACGCGGACGTGCCGGAAGCGATCGCAACCATGCAAGACGTGATGAATGACGACAGCCTGTTGTCCATCCCGCTCACAGCGGGTGGCGCAACAGCCAAGCGATGGGCGGAAAAGCGTGACATCTAGTAACGAATACGTGATTATCGGTATCGACCCCGGTTTGATGACCGGTATGTTCACTTGGGTGTCAACAGGTGACCCTGAACAGATGGCATGGCACGTGGCGTCTGGCGATTTCGCCTCGGATTTCTGGGAGGTGATGGGTGGAGCCCGAAGCATTGCACTGCCCGAGGACACCCACGTGGCGATTGAGCGTTACATCATCACGCCGAAGACAGCGAAGCTCTCACAGCAGACCGACGCTCTTGAGGTGACGGGCATGGCGAAGGCTGTGTCAGTGCTGCACGGTAACGTCGACGTGCGCCAGTATGTGAAGGCCAATCTCAAGTTCGCCTCGGACGACATGCTGAAGGCTGTCGGATGGTACAACCCGAAGCTGCGTCACGCCAACGACGCGGCCCGACAGGCGTTCGCGCTCCTCAAGGACATCGACTATCCCCGCTGGTCAGAACTGGTGCGGGATGCTAAGATGGAACCTACGACGGAAGGATGAACGATGGAACAGAAAGACTACGCAGTATGCAGTTTCCACCTGCGGGAAGATGCGGGGATGCATCGCGAGGGGATGAAATACAAGTACACCGCACTTCACCTGACCAACCATGAGCACGACGGGTACCTGTACACGCTGTACCCGCCCGTTGTCGGTGACACGATCCTGTTGATCGACAACACGCAGGACATTCACGGGACGTTCGTGGTCGTCACGCGCGATATCGCGTACTCGCAGTACGGCTCGGCGAATTGGCCCTACGGCAAGCGGGATTCTGATGTTGGGCCGCACTTCACGTACATCGTGAAGCGCTCCACAGGCGTGTTCCGTGATGAGGTTTCCGAGATCTCCCGTGATGGAATGGACCGGTAAACGATGAACCACATCTATGCAGAGTTGACGCAAGACGATAGGATCGTCCTGTTCACCCGTAATTTCAGTGGTGACAAAGACGAAACACTGTGGAACGACTCCTACCAGATCAAGCTGATTCCCGGCAAGAAATGGGACCGCAAGGCGAAGCGCTGGACCCTCCCGAAGTCGTACGCCGCGTGCATCGTGCTGCGTGAGCTGTTCGGGGATCGGATCGTGGTCGAGCGTGAGCTTGCCGCGTGGGCGCGATCGGAGCGTGCACGACGTGACCGAGTGTTGGCGCTTCGCGAAGCGATGGCACCGCACGCGGATTACCAGCCAGTCAACGACCACGATGAGAAGTTGTACCCGTTCCAGATTCCGGGTGCTGACTTCATGGTTCTTGCCCGAAGTGCCCTACTGGGTGACGAGATGGGGTCGGGCAAGACGTTCCAGACGATCGCAGCCATGCGACGCGTCGACATGATCTTGCCTGAGTACGGAGGCGGCGCTTACCCCGCGCTCATCGTCTGCCCCAATTCCCTGAAACGGAACTGGGAACGCGAAATCAAACGATGGCTGCCCGAGGCGAACCCGTTCGTCATTCAGGGCAGCGCTGCGAAGCGCCGCGTGCAGATCGCCGAGGCTGCCGAAGCTGACAATGCCGTCATCATCGTGAACATCGAAGCGATGAAGTTGCACTCTCGGCTGTCCCCGTATGGCTCGACACGGTTGAAGCGCTGCATGGAGTGCGAGACGAAAACACAGCCGGGCACGCCGGACTTGAAAGAGTCCGCATGCGAGGTGCACGAAAAGGAGCTTAACCGCATCCCGTTCCGGGTGTGCGTGCTTGATGAGGCGCACCGGGTGAAGGACCCGAACGCCCTGCAGACGCGCGCCATCTGGAACGTGTTTCACGGTCCGACTGTGGAATACCGCTGGGCGCTCACCGGAACGCCGGTAGCCAACCACCCGGGTGACCTGTGGTCGATTATGCACGCGATTGCCCCCGAGACCTACCCTGCGAAGTCTGCCTTCATCGACCGTTACGCCAGGATCGAATACAACCACTTCGGTGGTATGTCGATCGTCGGACTCAAGCCGGACACGAAAGAGGAGTTCTTCAAGATCCTTGACCCGCACTTCCGCCGCATGATTAAGGCCGATGTCCTCAAGCAGTTGCCTGACAAGGTGTTCATGCGACGCGATGTCGAGATGAGCCCCAAGCAGGCGAAGGCATACAAGGACATTGCCGAACAGCTCGTCACGGTGCTTGAGGACGGAACGGTCCTCGTCGCCAACGGGAACCTTGCGGGGGCAACCCGGTTGCTGCAGTTCGCGTCCGCTTACTGCGAGGTCGACCAGGGGGAGACTCCCGAGGACCCCGCCACGTGGCTTGTGTCGCTTACCGACAGCCCGAAGTCGTCCAAGATCGATGAACTCATGTCGATCATCGAGGACGACCCGGGAAAGCCGATGGTGATCGCCGCGGAGCATCGACAGCTCATCGACCTCGCAGCCACGCGCATGACCGACGCCGGTATCCCGTTCGCGCGGGTGACGGGCGGTGTGTCAGCGGACGAGCGCGACGCGGCGGTTCAGGCGTTCCAGGATGGCAAGATTGATTTCTTGCTATTTACATACAAAGCGGGTGGGGTCGGGCTCAACCTCACGCGCGCTGACACCATGGTTCGGTTGCAGCGAAGCTGGTCACTGATTGATAACAATCAGGGTGTTGACCGCATCCACCGGATCGGCTCCGAAGTACACGACAAGGTGACGATCATCGACCTCGTTGCCGCGGGCACGATCGAAGAGACACAGCTCGAAAGGCTGTATGAGAAGGCCGAGCGGCTGGAAGAGATCGTGCGTGACCGCGCGAAGCTCGTTGCGCTCGGTAAGACCACTGATGATCTGGACGCGGAAGCGGCCCGGATCGAAGCAACCGGATTGATGGGAGGATAGAACATGAGCACGTCAACGTTCGTCGTGGGGATTATGCCCGCTGACGACAACTACCGCAAGATGAAGAACGTCTATGACGCTTGCACCGACGCGGATATCCCGGTTCCTGATGAGGTGTGTGACTTCTTTCTCGACGAGAAACCCGACGCGGCAGGGATGGTCATCGATCTCGACTCGACATACAACAGCGGGGCCGACATCGCGCGAGAGTGGTCCGATGAGAACTACCGAGGTTACGAGATCGACGTTGCGCGCATTCCGACGGGCGTGAAGACCATTCGATTCTATGGGAACTGGTAGGAACATGCCTGGCATGAAGTACGACGACGATCGGGCAACGCCTGAGTACATCGCCAAAGAGAAGAAACGCAAGCGCATCGCGAACCTGAAAGTGTTCGTCGAGCGTTGGTCGCCTCGGTTCGAGGCCGAAGTGAGGGAGGCTAGGGAACATGGGCAAGAAGAGCACCGGTCCGATTGAGGACGACAACACGCTGTACGGCTGGTACGAGGAGCGTCAGCGACGTTCGCGTGAGCGCAATCCTACGCGCAGCGTCGGGGACGACAGCAAGACTGATAAGGGCAAAAAGGACAAGAGATGAGGCGATTCTCACAGAGCGAGTTTAAGACGTTCGCGTGCGCTCGACGTTGGTGGTTGTCCGACTACCGACGATTGTCGCCGGTCACGCTCAACCCTTCCGGCCCGCTCCGGTCCGGGAGCCGAGTGCACACCGCGCTTGAGGCGTTCTACGGGCCGAACCCTGAGACCTATCTCGACGTGCTCAGGTCCGCCCAGGATGACGACTGGAAGGCATATCTGGAGAACTGCACCGAACTCGGTGTGTATCCCGATGTCGAGGTGTCGAAGGCGTTCGACAAGGATTGCGAGCTTGAGCGCGCGATGCTGGAAGGCTACGCCGATTGGGTGGCAGAGTCCGGCGTCGATGCAGGTATCGAGTTCACGGCAATCGAGGAGATCGTGTCGGTCCGCGGTTCGGACTTCGCGCCTGAGATCGTGGAACGGTTCGGTGAGTTCGAAGTCGTCGGCAAGCTGGACGCTCGCGTGCTCAGGCTGATGGACGGCGCGCGGAAGTTCGTTGACCACAAGACCGCGGCAAGCCTGACGTCTGCGCTCGCGACGTTGCACATGAATCCGCAGATGCTTCACTACGGATGGTTGGAGCGCATGACGCAACCGGCAGGCACATGGAGCGACGGCGCGTTGTACAACGTCCTCAAGAAGGTCAAGCGCGGCAAGCAGGCGAAACCGCCGTTCTACGACCGGTTCGAGGTGAACCACAACGATGACCAGATCGCCTCGTACGAGCTGCACATGAAGCGGAAGATTACGAAGATCTTCGAACTTGAGGCGTTGCTCAGAGATGCCGCGGTCGAAGAGCAGGCGCACATCGCAGAGCCGAGCCCCGATGACTCGTGCTCTTGGAAGTGCCAGTTCTTCACGCTGTGCCCGATGTTCGATGACGGTTCTCGTGCGGAGGACATGGTAAGGGAGGAGTTCAACGAGCGTGATCCACTTGCCCGCTACGCCGCATGATATAATTCAGACCTAGACAAAGAGGAAGGATGCAATGACCGAAGACAGAAACCCACGTCACAACGCGACGTTTCTCGTGTACGCCGAAACCAAGGTCGGCAAGTCTTCGCTTGGGGCCACGTGCCCTGGAACGAAACTCGTTCTCGACGCAGAAGGCAGTTGGAACGCGTTCCAAGGACGTAAGAACCCCAACAACCCGGAACAGCCCTACCGTGTCGTGTGGTGGAATCCGAACGAAGCACCGCCCAAGGCTGACGGGACATGGGACATCTGCGTGGTCGACGTGCTCCGGTGGGAGACCGTTGAACAAGTGATCAACTGGATTCTCATGACTGATCACCCGTTCCAGTCGATCGTGGTCGACTCGGTGACGCAGCTCCAGACGCGGTGCAAAGAGGCTATTTCGGGATTTCAGTCCGAAAATCAACAATATTCGGACTGGGGCCAGCTCCTCAACCGCATGAAGGAGAAAATCCAGCGTGTCAAGGATCTAGTGAAGGATGTTCGGAACCCGCTTCGGGTTGCACTGTTCACTTCCGAAGGCAAGCTGCGCGCTCAAGACGGAAAATACGTCCCGAACATGGAAGGTGCGCTGCGAGACGGCATTGCGTACTGGATGAACACGACGGCTTGTCTCAAGGTGAGGCAAGTACCGAACGCTGACGGCATCATTGCCGCTGACAGCCCGTTCGTGCGCTCCCTGCTCGTCAAGCCCAATCCGAGCTACATCACCGGTTCGCACTTCGAAGACCGGTTCACGACGAATACCATCGAAAACCCCAACATTACCGAGATGATGGGCCAAATCTTCCCCGGCTTCGTGCCGGAGTAAGGACTACGAATCATGACTACTGTCCCGTGGGATGTCTTGGTCGCCAAGGCCAAGGAAAGCGGCGTTACCGAGGTCGCGCCGATCGGCAACTACCAGGTGCGCATCGAGTCGGCCGAAGCTGGCGAGTCCAGCCAGAAGAAGACGCCGCAGATCGAGATGCGACTGAAGATCACCGAAGGTGAGCACGCGGGCAAGCGCCCCACCACGTTCCACCACAAGATCTACATGACCGAGAACAACGCGAGTCTGTTCATGAAGAGCATGAAGGCGCTCGGCATCACTGACGAGTCACTGGTGCAGCAGCGTCCGACGCTTGACCAGATCGCCCGCGCGATCATCGGCAAGACGGTCACTGTCAAGACGCAGGAGGCTATTGACAACCGGCCCGGAATGAACCACGCGGTCAAGACCGACCGTGACGGCAAGCCGCAGGTCGAGGTGGCTTG